TGACCACGTCAAAGCGGTCAGAGTGAAAGATGATTGTGTGTGCCATACTGTTTTTTTTGCTCCTATACCTTGCGGGCAATGTTGTCTGGCGTAACGCGATGTGTGCGGTTGCTGCGGTCCATCAGCACGTGGACGTATTTCTTGCCGAACTTGCGGACCTCGCCGTAGCGATCACCCGACATCCAAGCATCGGTTGCGGGGTGCAGCTCGATGCGATCGCCAATATCGAGGACAAAGCTGCCGGTGTAGGGATTGCAGACTAGTAAGGTCATTGTTTTGCTCCTATTGCTGGGTTTAGACTTGAAGAATGCGGTTGATCGCATCCAAGAGCTGTTTAGTAGCTTTATGCACGTCCATATGGTCGTTCGCGGCCTTATCGCCGACTGTGTAATCACGGTAAACCGTGTAGCAGAACGCGAGGCTTTCTTGTGCCAGCCGGTACTCATCCAGCTTTTCGGCTAGGCCGTTCAGTTCATGGCCGTATTGTGCGAGTTTCATCGACATTGCCTTGGTTTGGGGGTTGTTGACGCGGCATATGTTGCATATCGTATGGGTCGTGTCAACACCTTTCCCATACTTTTTTTGCTGTGGGCTTATATCATGTTGATTTTGTTATGATTAATTATGTATTTTGTGGTTTGATGCTGATTTATATGAGTGAGTGTTTATTCACTAAGATGTGAATGTTTATTCACCTAGTACTCGATTGTGCTGTGAATGGTGTGTGAGCGTTCATTCACATGGTTTCCAGGGCCTATATCTATATCACTATTGAATTGATTCAATGACTTAGCTGCTTCGGCCTATTGGGTTCTGTGCAGTTTTCCCATACTTTAGAGACCGGGGGTAGGGTTGGGAGGGGGTTTTCCAACTGGGCTCGGATTTCTTTTTACCTGCATCTCGTCACTAGAGAACATTTTTTGAATTGACCCCCACAATGGGGTACCTATATGTTACCGTATGCTTACGGAAAAACAAAGACTGTTCGTTGAAGCAATGGTAGCTTGCGGAGGTAGAAATGCCTCAGAATGTGCAAGGATAGCCGGGTATTCTCCAAATGGTGCTCGTAAGACTGCTTATGAGTTATTGCAGAAGCCTGAGATAATACAATCCCTCGTAGCTCATACTAAAGCGGATGGGGGTGCGTATTTACCCGGGATCATGAAGTCGCTGCTCACAATGGCATTAGACCCCACTCATAAGAGTTCGGCCCATGTCGGCCTGCAGATCCTGAGCATGTTCGGTCTCAGCCCGATCTCCAAGACCGAGAGCAAGCGTACGGTCGAGCATGTTCCTAACCTGGGAGCCCTGGAAGAGTTGAAGTTGCTCGCCGCCCAGCTCCGCGGCTTGCCGGCACCCAAGATGATTGATGCAACCCCTGAAGAGGATGAGGAGTGGAGCGCCTATGGCTAAATGTCAGACCTGTCACGGATCGGGGTATGCGGTATTAGTACGCATTCCCGCCGGTTTTGTTCATGCGGTTACCAATTCATCCTCTTCGGGAGAGATAGTGGTCTGTCCTGACTGCGGTGGTTCAGGGATCGAGCATTGCTGCGAGGGGCTTCGAGAGCAACCCGGTGACTAAGGTCTGGTGCTTCCTTGGATTGCACGCATGGGTCCTCGTGCGCAGTTACGGCACCAAGCTTGTCTACCGCTGCGCCAATTGCCCTGCCCACAAAGAAGAGGAGTATCCGTGACTGAGAAATTAAAGTGGTTCCGCATCCATTTTGAGTGCAAAAAGCATATCGGGGATACCTCGTTGGTAGCTGAAGATATCGAGGATGCGGATAAGAGGTTTAAAAGGGCTTTTTCTTGGATGGTCAGTAGTCTGAGCATGTGTGTGATTGAGGAAATCCATGACTAATTTCGTGGTCGAAACAGTTCTTTGGCTTGCATTTGCCCTCGTTGGCTTTTGGTTGGTAGTGGCTTTGTGGAGTTACTGAATAAGATGGAGTGGGCCGCTTTTGATTTTGACGGTCTGACCGAGGCGCAGGCAGCCGAAGCCTTACCTAAGATCAAGCGGATGATCGAATTGCAGCGGTACCACAAGCTCGAGCTATTTCGTCCTTACCCAAAGCAACTTGAATTTTTTGAGATGGGAGCGACTAAGCGTGAGAGAATGTTTCGTGCTGGGAATCAGGAGGGAAAAACAGAAGGAGGCGGTTATGAATTTGCTCTCCACCTTACTGGACGATATCCCCCCTGGTGGAAAGGTCATCGTTTCCACCGCCCTATTCGATCGTGGATGTGTGGCGAGAGTGCGGTTTCGGTTAGAGATATCCAGCAGGCAAAGCTTTTCGGCACTCCGGGAGTGCCTGAAGACCTTGGAACAGGTTTCATCCCCAAAGATTGTATCATCTCCACCACGGCGTCGCACGGGGCGACGAACGCGTTCGATACGGCGGTCGTCCGTCACGTAACCGGTACCAGTACCTGTGTCGAGAAGACCTATGAGCAGGGCCGGCTAAAGCACCAGGGAGAGCCGGTCGACCTCATCTGGGATGATGAAGAGCCTCCAATGGAGATTTACATTGAGCATATAGCCAGGCTTTTGGCTACCCTGGGCATTATCTTCACGACTTACACCCCGCTGAAGGGGCGCACCCCTCTGGTAACCCGTTTTGATCGTGAGACGGCGCCTGATCGTGGCCTCGTTAAGGTCTCTATTTGGGATTGCCTCGGTCATTTACCACACACGATGACTAAAGAACAGGTTGAAGAAATCATTGAGAGGTTTCCAGCACATCAACGCCAAGCTCGAGCTTATGGAGATCCGATCCTTGGTGAAGGTGCTATTTTCACCCACCCGGAGGAAGATCTGAAGTTTGATGTTCTCCAGGTACCAGGCGGACAGGGTCCTTTTGTTCCGGCTTACTGGCATAAGCTCTGGGGGATCGATTTTGGCATAAACCACCCGTTCGGGGCCATGCTCATTGGCTGGGACAAGGACAATGATATCATTTACGTACTGGACGGGTTCCGAGTGGAAGGAGCTACTAAGCTCGTGCATGTCCCCCGGATACGGGCGATTTGTTCGGATGCTCCTGTGGCTTGGCCTCACGACGGCCATGATCGCGATAAAGGTTCTGGTGAAGAGCTTGCGGAGCAGTACAAACAGCCCGCTCCCGGAATGGACGGTCTTAGAATGCTCCCGGATCACGCCCAATTTGAGGATGGGGGTTATTCTACGGAGGCAATCATCGCCGAAGTGATTGACCGGGAGAATACCGGCCGTATCAAGTATGCTCGGCACCTGAACGAGTTTTTCGAAGAGCGCCGAGACTACCACAGGGAGAAGGGGCTTATTGTAAAAAAGAATGACGACATGCTCTCGGCCCTGTTCAAAGCGGTGATGGATCGAAGACATGCTAAACCCTGTGGCATGGGTGGGGGCCGAGCTAGGTATAGACCTCCGCGGGAGGAACAGATACCCGAACAGTGGGATATCTTCTCGGGGCAGCCTATATACGGGTAATGGCTGATGTATATACAATCAATGTCGAGGGGCAGAGAGTACCCCAAGACTCTGAGACAACCGAAAAGATCGAGCAGATCATCAAATTCTGGACGTTTGCGCGTCAGCTTCGCTACAATTTCGAGGTTCAGTGTCAAGAAGCGGCCCTTTTGATCTGGCCGGAGTGGGCCAATACGTTTTTCTACGGCTATGATCAGTGGCCGGGGCAAAAAAAGACCCAGCAGCAGGTCGACAGCTCCGGAATGTTGGCAAATGAGCGGTTTGCCGCCATTGTCGACAGTAATGTTACTCCAATGACCAGTGTGTGGTCGAGCTTGCGTGCCAAAGACCCTGTTTTACGCAAGAAACGCCGGGTCAAGCTGTATTTTGATAAGCTGAATATGGCTCTCTGGGACGCTCGCTATGCTACATATGCCAACTTTCAGGGACAGAGCAATCAAAACTACCGGGCCTTTGGTGCTTTTGGTTCGATGTATATGTTTATTGACGCGCTCGATAGCCGCTATACGCAGGGGATCTCAGGCCTGCGTAATCGTTCGGTTCCATGGGGAGAAATTTATCTTATACAAAATCATCAGGGGCTTGTTGACGGCTACTTCCGTGCTTTTCGGCGTACAGCTCGACAGATATGGCAGGAATGGCCTGATACTTTCCCGGAAGTTTTGAAAGCCCCGCTTGAGCAGGGGAGCCAGCAGCTCTTCTGGATCTTACAGTACGTTTGCCCTCGTGCTGACGGCTCTGCAGTTCCTTGGCGTATGGACGCGAAGGGGATGCTTTGGGCTAGCTATTATATATCTATCGAGGGTCATGTTCTCCTCGACGAAGGCGGCTACCATTCATGGCCTCTACCGGTGGGCCGCTATACGCAGGCTCCGGACGAAGTTTATGGACGGGGCCCCGCGTTCCAAGTATTACCCACCCTTAAGACGCTGAATGCTGAAGAGACAATCTTCCTGACGCAGGGACATCGGGCATCCAGTCCGATCTATCTTACCTACGACGACACGATCAATTTCAAGTCGCACCCCGGCGCCTGGAACCCTGGAGGTCTGAATAAGGACGGCAAGCGGCTGATCGACATTTTGCCGACCGGGGATATCCAGATTACCCAGGAAATGAAGACGGAGCACCGTAACATCATCAAGGATGCCTTCCTGGTGAACCTCTTCCAATTGGCTTGGGAGAACCCGAACGCTCAGCAGATGTCGGCGAGACAGGTTGTCGAGTTTATCAATGACCGCGGGATGCTCATGGCTCCTACTCTGGGCCGATTGCATTCGGAATATCTGGGGCCGATGATCCACCGTGAGTTGTCGGTATTGGCTTATAGTGACATTGGAAAGCCCCCTGACCGGCGGGTACTGCCGGAAATCCCCCCGGAGCTTAAAGAAGCTGGTGCCGAGTATGAGACTGAATGGACCAGTCCTCTAATGCGGGCAATGCGGGCCTCTAAGACTGCCGGGTATATGCGTCTGGCAGAGCAGTTGGGCCAACTCTCTCAGCAAACTGGGGACCCGTCAGTTACCGATATCATCACCTTGGGTATTCGGCGGGCGGCTCCGGCAATGGCTTGCAACGAGGATGTTGATACGGATTGGCTGGCAACCGATGAGGAGCTTGATCAGAAGTCGAAAGAGCGGGCCCAGCAGGCCGAACGTGAAGCTCGAGCCAAGGAGCTGCCGGCCGAGGCTGCAATCATGAAGGCTAAGGCGATCTCCGACAAGGCCGGGGCCGGCCAGAATACCGGCGGAACCCTGTCTGGGACCCCGGAAGGCGGTATGCCGCAGATACCCGGTAATCCCCCAGGACAACCGGGCCAGCCCAGTATGGTACCCGGACAGCCCGGCTTACCTGGCCAACCCCCAAGAGGTCCATGAGTTTTATTTGTTTTCACCCCCAATGCAACCGTGGTCCTACAACAACCGGCTCTTCGGTCTTCCGTATTAACGTGAAGGGGCAGCCAGGTATTTGGGCCTGCGAAGAGCATCGAAAGAATACCGATGCGCCGAATGATCCCGAGCTTAATGAGATAGTTAAGATCCTGGAGGAGGGTTCTTGATTGAGGACACTCCGTACAGAGGTTTATTTCATGGGTTGCGGCAGCGAATGCGGGCTTATCGAAATGCACAGCAATCGGGGAAGATGCTTGATGACGAGGTAATGGTCGATCTCTTCAAATTTAGTCATTTCTTTGATGATACCGATGGGGCTTTGACAACTGAAGAGGTACTGGTGCTCCGGGGTAGACAGCAGGTTATCCGGCGTATTTTACAGCATACACGCTTGACCGCTGAAGAATTATTCCCAATTTTGCAAGGGTTGGATGAGGAGACACGTATTGCGCTGTTTGATAACCGACGTGGTATCCCCCTATCATAAGGATCATTAATGTCTGAGATTATGGTTGATCCCAGGGTTTCTAAACCGATCAAGTTTGACGATCGCCCTGGGCACGTGACGGAATATGCGAAGCGTATGGGTATTTCAGAGCATCAGCCGTCCGAAGGCAACAAGCGTTTTCAGGAGATGGTTCACAGCATGAAGGCCACGGCGCCGGCTTATGTGGTTGACCCCGATGGGGCTCAGAAGATGGCGAACTCCCGCCCGTTCTTCATTGAGAAAACGACGCTTGGCAGAGCTCGTGACATCGGCCGGTGGATCGTCGGTGTTGGTGATGAGGCGGGCGGGTCTTTTCAGGTCGGGCTGTTAGAGGAATGCTGGAAAACCGGTGAGGAAGTCCCTCGTCGCCGCTGGCCCCATAATGCTTATCGGTGTGAGAATTGACACCTTTTCGACCGACTCGATTTGGTGACTGGGAGTATCGGGAATGAGTTGGACTGACGGCCTTGACGAGGCGACAATTGGCCATGCCAAGCTGAATGGCTGGCAGACTGATGGGAACCCCGAAGAGATAGCTCGTGCGGCGGTACAGGCGCATCTGACGGCTCAAAACGTCTTGAAAGCGCCGGCCGGCGAGTTTCTTCGATCGACTGATACCGACGCGATGTACGCGGCTCTTGGTGCCGCTAAAGATCCAAAGGAGTATGTCTTTGATCAAGTCAAGTTTAAAGACGGAACTCCTGTTGACGACGTTCTTGCTGGTGTACTTCGGGGCACTGCTCACAGCCTACGTTTATCTCCAACGGCAGCTCAACAGCTGGCTGAGAGTGTGGTTAAGTGGGCGGAAGAAGCAGAAGCTGCTGAAGCAGGAGACCGAACGACAAAGCGTACCTCCGAAGACCTCGATCTGAGACGCTCCTGGGCTGGCAATTACGATGCTTTCAAGGCTGATGCCGATCGAGCTGCGGCTTTGCTTGGCTTGGCTCCCGACGATGTTGAGGCGCTTTTTAATACAAAGCTTGGGTACGCGGGCACCTACGAGAAATTGCGAAATCTCTCTATTCGCCTGGGTGAAAGCAAGTTCCTTTCTGGTGAACGTGGCGGAGATAATCCATTCAAGCCGATGAGCCGTGAGGAAGCTGTTGCCAAGCGCAATGAGTTTATGAATGACCCGGCTAAGGTCAAAGAGTTTCATACAAGGGACAACCAGGCGTATCTGATGCACCTTAACCGCATCATTGTCGGGATGCCTGCTTAGTGCCTGCCGTATCGCAAGCTCAGCAGCGGTTTGCTGCAATGTCAAAATCAGCAAAGGGCCGTGCCGCATTGCGGGCTAGCGGCAAAAAGCCAATGCCGACCGACGTTGCTGGCGAGTTTGCGAATACTGCCAGGAAGAACCTTCCTAGACACGCGAGGAAGAAAAAATGAGACTTTGGTTCGCTTTGGTTCTATTGCCTTTGGTTGGCTGTCAAGCTACAGCTGGCCTTCAGGCAATACAAGGTCAGATTCCCAGTGCTGTCGGTCAGCTTGACGATACGGTTTATGCGATTGCAGTCGCTAAGTACCAGTCGGCTCAGCGCTTTCAGGCACAGATTAATGGTACGATGCCGGCATTGCCGCCGTTGCCGCCAGTTTCGACAACGCCCGTCCCTGTAGTAGTGACAACGCCGGTGCCTGTAGTAGTGACGCCGACTGGTACCCTCCCAACTGGGCCGACCGGGAAGTGATTTATAATTACAATCCGTCGCCTACAGAGTTGGCTCTT